CAGCAGTAAGAAGGCGTTGAATAGCGACATCACCACCAAGCTCTTGTAAACGGTATATAAAAGCGTCGGAGTCTTGAGAAGGGGTGCTTGTAACACTATTGACAAATTGTGTATACTTATCAAAACTTGAAGTCATTAAATTTTGCTTTGGATTCTTCAGATTTATTATACTCTACTCCGTCCGTATCGTCAACTATATCATCCTGTGCTGACTGCTCACAATCATACAACCTCATCTTTGCACGATCAATACCAACCACAAATCTTTTATTCATAGTAGGGTCATTGTATCTGTTCTTCAACTGCTTGACCATTATTTGATTAAGTCCCTCCAGATCTTCGGTGCTGACCAAAGCGAACATAAGATCAGCAGTAGCTGGAAGACCAAAGCTTTCTGAAGTGTCAGTAAGATTAGGGTCGCTACTAGCAAAGCCAGACCTTGTAGTCTGCGTTGCCGAGCAGATTGGTACGCTTGTTTCAACTGCCAGTCCTCGAAGCTCTTCTGCAATTGCCTTGACATAAGAATAAGAATTTACGTTGACTGCACTTCTATACCTAGAAGAAGAACAGATGTTTAGATAATCTATGAATATTATATCAGGTTCAAAAGACTTCTTCAACTTAAGTTCTTGTAACAAAGCCTTGAAATGTCCACAGTGTGCTGACGCTGTAGGATACTCTTTGATGATTAGTTTTCCAGAAGTCTTTGCTGCAATCTTATCAATCTTCTTAGTGAATGTAGACTTAGGAAGTTCTGCTATGTCTTGAATATTTGTATTGAGTAAATTCGCATCAATCCTCTCCGCAATCTTCTCCTCTGCCATTTCGAGAGTGATGTAGAGGACGTTCTTTCCTTGGAGTAAGACAGAGCTAGCCACATGACACATGAATAAAGATTTTCCAACACCTGTGCCAGCGAGAGCAATGTTGAGAGTCTTATCCGATAAACCTCCCGACGTAATCTTGTTAAAATATTCGAGATCAAATGGGGTTTTGTTTTCAACCTTGTGATAATATTCAAAACGAGTTTGCGAATCTCCAATGTAGTCATGTCCTACGTGTTGATCAAATCCTACTGCTAAAGCATCTGAAAGAATAGATGGTATAGCATCAGGTTGTTTCTTATCATCTTGTCCATCAGCAATCTTGATAGACTCCATGAGTGCTAGGTAGATAGCACGTTCTTTACACCACTTCTCAGTGGTGTCAAGCATCCATGAAGTATCTGATTCAATAGCATCTAATGATGCTATCAATTGATCAGATAATTTGAACTCATCTTCAGATAGATCAGTTCTCTTCTCTACCTCAATATGTAGTACTTCCTTGGTAGGAAGACCATCATAATCTTTCAGATAAGAAGCAATCTCTTCAAAGATAACTCTATCAGACCTTTCTTCAAAGTACTCAGGTTGCACGAAAGGTAAAACCTGACGTGTAAATTGTTCATCATGAAGTAGGGTTTTGAGTATCGTCAGTGGTACTCTTTCTGTCATCATTCACCATAACTAAATTCTTTCTTAGCAATCTCGTCTAGAGCTTGCAAGATTTCTGGAGTAAAATACTTTTCAGGATTCTTATATATCTCTTTAGCATATATTTTCTTACCGTTCATCTCATAACGACCAGCAACATTCTTCCACAGACCACCAATCTCTCCTAATTCTAGAAGACCATAGTATCTGTCAAGACCTCTTTCATCGTAATAAAGACGTATCTCTACTTCTTTATTCTCTTTACTCAAACGTGACTTGACAGTCTTCGCTTTGATAATGTTTCCGATGACTTCTTTGCCATCTTTTTCTTTCTTCTTTCCGAGATAAATGATTGTACTTGCTGCATACTTGAGTCCCGAACCTCCTCCCATTTCTTTAGTTGGAACATAAGCTCCGATGACATCATACGTGTGATTCGTGACAATGAGGGGGACATTTGCTTGACCGAGTTTTAGGGTTAACATTCTGAATGCACCTTTGACTAGTTGAGATTTTGTCATGTCTCTTACTAGTTTATCGTCTAGTGCATCTCGTATTTCTTTCTCTGTGGAAAGCATACCTAAAGAGTCTAGCACAAACATACAAGGTTTGCGATCCTCTATAGGGGATTTCAGATACATATCAATTGCTTTCAATGCTTTACCACGAAAGTCTTCGATGGTAACAACTTCAACGATAGCAATTCTTTTAGTATCTATACCACGAGACTCTAATAACTCTTTATTGATAGCAGATTCTGTATCGAAGTACAGAGCATAAGCATCGGGATTGTTATCCAAAAAATTCTTGACAACAGCGAGGGCGAAGTAAGTTTTACCAGTACTAGTTTCACCAGCAATGGCAGTAATTCTATTGCTACTAACCCCACCCCTAATGGAACCAGAAACCAATCCATTAAAGATAAACGATCCCGTGTCGATATATGCTTCAGTAGTTTCTTTATCGGCTGCCACTTGTGCATAGTCGGATCCAATCTCCTTTACTATTTCTTGTAAAAAGTCCATTCAAATACCTAATAATTTGCGTTGTCTATTGAAATAATTGTGTAATATCCAACTACTACTATTCAATTTATCAGTACCACCTATACCATAATGAAACTCTACCCTAGAATCCTTAGCATAACCCACAACCTCTGGAGTATTTTCCTTACCACGATCTCCACCGTTACAGAATATAACGGAGTCAGAAATCTCTAGGCATTTTGCAATAGCACCACAAGCAGAGTCATCAGAATCATCCCATGATATAACAGCATCAACCATGTCTAAATGACGAATGATATCTGCTCTCTCAGTCCAAGATTGAAAGTACTGTCCTTTCTTTCTTTTGAGCCAAGGATCACCATTCAATCCTACTACAAGATAATCTGAGTAATCCTTTGCTCTTTCAAAATAACGAAGATGTCCTGAATGAATGGGATCAAACCCACCAGTTACAAGACTCACCTGCTCAAAAATCATATCACCATCCCATGTGATTCACGTAATATTTTCTTATAAGGTCCACCAGGGTTTTCATCTCTAGTTTCTTTTACCAACTTGAGTTTTTGAAATAGTGATGTGTCACCACCTAAGTGCAAAGCACTTACGATTGTGGCGAGTTCTTTATCATTGATAGGTAAATCCATTTAGAATTACTAGATGCTTGTATTATAGCATCAAACAAAGAAGAGGTCTAGTGTAGCATGTTTTTCTATTGACCATCCAATAGCATCTAAGATTGCTTTGAGTGGTTCCAAGAAAGACTTCTCAAACATGAGATTATAATCAACGTACTTTGCCAATCCTAATTCCACAGGGAAATCTGATATGAATGAAATAACATTCTCATGTATGGGATTAGGTTTGGTAAGGTATACGAATTTTATCTTCTCACCATTGTTGATTGCACTATACTTTGCCTCTAGGTTATTCTGTTTGATGTAGTGATTATAAAGAAGAGATCCTCTGACATGTATCGGAGTTCCCTTGGCATAGATTGATAGATTACTTTTATATTTTACAACGTCATTACAAGACCGAGGAAAAGCAACTTCGGAAGGATCTAACTTCCTGAACTCATTCCTCATCGTATCAATATACTTGATAACATCGTCTTCAGTTTCGTTCATTATAATATTCAAAGCGTCTTTTATCATCTTCCTACAAGGTGCAGGTGTGGATGATTTGACTGCTTCGATACCCATCATTTTCAATTTGGGTTCAGCAAATCTAACTCCTTCAATATCCCATGCATTCAATATGTAGCGTTTTTTTGCAGTCCAGATTCCACGTTCAGCAATTGTCTCACGTTTCATGAACATTTTCTGTTCATATGCATTTACGTATTTGGCCAACGCCTCATAAGAACTCGAAATATATTTCTCAAATTCCACTTCACACACCTTATCAAGGAACGTAACGATGCTCTCAACATCCTTTTCTCTATTGGCGTATACACTTTGAACCAAAGGACCAAGATGGAGATAGATACTATCAGTGTCACTTGCAATAACATAATCTTTTCCTGTTGTTTTTAGTACATTGTTCATGTACTTATTCATTTTGTTTTCGATCCACCTAATACTAAATTGACCTCCGAGAGTAATAGCTTCAGCGTTCGCCAACTTATAATAACGAAAGTAATTGTTCCCAATAGCACCGTAAGCACTATTAAGTTGAATCTTCTTCGCCATTTGGATGTTGTTACATCTTGCGATTTCTCTTTCAAGAGCCTTAGTAGGGTTTTTCTCATAGTCTTTTTTTGCTTTGAGCATCTTCTTTTTGAAGATAACTCTCTCACTGTAGATCTTATCCATTAGTTTAGGTAAGAATCCACGAGTCTTAGTGGTGAACATAGCACCATTAGGACACACAGTTACATCTTCTAGTCCAGATAGATCTACCTCTTCATTGAGAAGTTTGTCTACACTGACAGAAGGATATCTCTCCTCTAAAAGAGTTTCAGGAGAAATATTATACTGCATTATAAGATGAGGATACAGTGAATTCAAGTCAAATGATACAACCCAGTCATACATGCCAGGTGTAGGTGCTTTTACATATGCACCAGCATACTTCTCACTCTTATCCTGTTCCTTCTTAGGTGGTATAACAATACCTTTCCTCTTCAAGTCATTGTATATAATCATATCCCACATACGAACCTGATAGAACACATCAGTAAAGTTCACCTTAGCATCATATGCCATAGTGATAGCAAGTTCTATCAGTTTCATCTTCTCCTCAAGGGAGTCAACAAGTCTAACGTCTTGAATGTTGTAGTCTACAAACTTATTCCATCCCTTAGTATAAAAATCCTTGAAGGTCTCAAACTCTGAGTGGTCTAACTTCTTCTGACCTAGTTCTACCTCTCCAATATAATCCAACCTATA